AATCCATTACTTAAGTGTTGCACAACCTATTAAATAATATTGATTCAAGTCAGCTTCGTTAATAATAGAGTTAATCATATAAGTCCTTGACTTCCAAGTTATTACAAGAGCATTATTAAACACCTTGCCTGTTGTATATCTAATCCTAAATGTAGCTCCATCATTAATACTATCCTTACCTGCTATATTAGTCCTAGAATTGGTATTAGTGACCAATTCAGCCCAGCAAGTGTAGTATGGTACTAAAGTATTCACAAACCCTCCTGCACTATCAGAAACGCTTGTTTTAGTATTAAATGTAATCCTATTTCTTAGTTGTCCTATCATTAGAAAATAATACTTACCCTTTTGTAAGGTTTCATTAGCTCGTAAGCCGTTGTTAAGTTAGCTGAAGGCTTAGAGCTTTCAACACTTGATTCTCTGTATTCGTACAAATCACCTACCATCTTCAACAAAGCCGTTTTCATAGACTCTGGAGTAGTGGCATATCCACAAGTATAAGTGAATCTAAAGTCACTCATAAGAGGTGAATTAAAGTAAACCTTTTTGTAGGTATCGCCTATAACTCTATAATCACCAAGTACCATTGCTACCCATGCAGCACCATCCCAATATTCTACCAATGTAATACTGTTTATAGGAGCATAAGGAAGCTCTATAAACTCATCTACATAAGCTACCACCTTTAGGGTTCTAGCAGTCATAGCAACTGAAGCGTACTGCTCTAATCTAATCCTAGCGGTTTCTATAAGGTTAGTAATCAAAGTATCATCTTCGCTATAATCTACTCTTAAATAATCCTTTGCGGTCTGTAAGGTAACGATTGTTGCCGAAGGGGCTACTGTAGTCGTTACATCTCTTAGTATCTGCATTATGCTAATTTTTACAAAAATAACTAAAATTTAGTGTAAACAAAAAGGGATAGCTTTCTAGGCTATCCCTTGTATTGTAAATCTAATTAAGATTAAGCTACATTTCCGAAGTCACCATAAATAAACGCACCTGCGTAATAGATAGGTAAAGCGATACGAGCTTCAACTCTTACAGTAATCATGTTCTTTGTAAAGTTATCAGCATCAAATTCAGAGAATTGAACTGAGATACCTTGATTTTGCATGATTTGAGCACCCATAGACCAGTCACCTACTACAAACTTATCTACTGCGATTGCAGTTGATTTGTAAAGAGGGATACCAGCGATAGATACACTACCATCAGTTGTAACAACTGTAGAAGCAGGTAAAGTGTAAGCAGAGTTAGTATTCTTAGTATTCATGATAGCAGCCCAATCAGTTGGGTTAACTAAAATACCTGTTGCAGAATAGTTAGAAGTTTCTAACTGAGCAATAGCTTGAACTAATTGCTCAACATCTACAGTAGCAGCACCAGTTGCAGCAGTAGCTACAGGAAGGATACCTTGTAAGTTAGGAGCAGTACCATCACCACTTAAGATTTGAGCATCTTCAGCAACTAAATACTTCTCTAACAAACGAGATTGTAAGAAAGAAGTCATAGCAGGTATATCATCTAACATTTGGCGAGAGATACGAACATAACCAGCGATGTACTGAGCTGCTGCATCTTTCATTGTAATATCAAAATCAACTTGAGCTTTAGAAGAACCTTGAGTTTGAGTTGCAGGTGCACCTTCTCCACCACTTTCGTAAGGGAAAGTAAATAAACCTTGAGATAAACTACCGATTGGTAATAAGCTTCTCATATGCACTTTACGACTAGGTAAAGCATATACTTGATTAGCATATTGACGAGTGATGTCACCTGTAAGGTTAACCGCTTCTGTCATATTACCAACTGCTTTTGTGTCCAAGATAAAGCTTGTACGCTTTTGTTCACCACGAGCTAATTTCGCTAAGCTATCACCATTTTGTTCGATAGCGTCTGCAAGGGTAGCATTAAACCCTTTTACTTCAGTTTGATTCATTTTAACACGATTTTGTTTTGCTTCCAATTTTTCTATTTCATCCTTAACAACTGTAATTGAAGCTTTAGTAGCTTCTAATTCAGCCTTTACGCTTTCTAATGCACTAGCATTATCAGCCTTCGCACTTTCGATTGCTCCGTTTACTTCGGATTTAATGCCTTCGAATGCACTTTTAATTTCTTCTACCATTAGTTGAAAATTTTAAATGATTGTAAATATTTGTTTACCTCTAGTTCAACGGAAATCATCGGATCAGCTTCCTCAGTTGGCAATGCTTCTTCAGCGGTTGGCTCAGGAGTGATTGAAGGTTCATCTTCCATCTCAGATAGATATTGTTGTAATTGCTTGAGTTTAAGTTCTAACAACTCAAAAGTTTCATCAGTAAAGTGTCCATTTCTCAATGACTTAATGGTTTTACCCATCTCATCAACTAGAGTTGACTTAATCTGACTTTTAACTCCTACTGTTGGTGTATTTGCGTTTGCACCCCACAATACTGAACTTCCCTCAAACAATTTTATTTCATTGATTTCATTGTACCCTGATTTCTGTTGTGACTTAATAGTCTGAAATCCGATACTATGTTCTGTGATATGACCATCTTTATATAACTCATACAAGTCATTACCTAAAGTCGTATTAGGTATCTTAACACTTGCTCTTAAACCATAAGCATCTTCCATCATCTCATATGGCTTAGCAATAGGCTTGTCTGTAGAGTGGTTCATTAGATGCCAAATTCTATTTTTGGCTTGTGGGCCATTTTCTTTTAGTGTTTTAGTAAATGCTCCTGGTGTGATTATATCACCATCGGAATCTACATTACCAAAAGCAGAGTAGTACATAGTAATAACTCTACTTCCATCCTCCATATCTATTGGAGAACCTTCAATCGACTTCTTGTTATAAAAATTACTCATATTTATTTGTTTAAGCGACATACACCGTGCAGCATCGGCAGTTGCAGTTATTTGCTGCTCCACCACTTGCATCATGTGCATATTGCATTTCAATTACACCGTAGTTAGGAGTGTTTACCATGAATGGTTGATTCACAGGTATTCTTACTCCGCCATCATCAGGGTTTGTTTGCCTATCTAATGCTAGATGCCAAGTTCTTGGACTACCAACATATTCAGCGTGAACCCATTGTTTTAGCAAAGGTATATTAATTCCTTGTGTTGCCCCAATCGCACCTGTGCTTAAAGCTTGATGAGATTCCGTTCTTGCTATTAATAAACTCCTTGCATTATTTATTTTACCCTCTCTTAGCATTTGTATAGCCATTGCGTTTGTTTCGTTTGTAGAAAGGTTATTAGCCCTTCCATAAGCAATAACATTATTTAGTATCTTGGCTATCTCGTTATCAGTTGTGTTTTGTATGCCGTACATTTTTGGGCCACTAATCGAAACCCAATACGACAACATAAACGCTAACCACTCATCCATAATGTTTAACGGATCAAGGTCAAAATCTTCAGCTTTCTTATACTTGTCAAATATCTTTTGATACCTCATAGCAGTATAGCCACCAGTACCTTCGTACAAAGTTCGTAAAATATTGCTAATCTTATCTTGGTTGAAAAATGTCCTGTTATAGTTAGCTAGTTGGAATACACCCATCTCTTTTACCAACTCCGCAGCTTTGTTAAAATCACTTTGTAAAGCCTTTTCTATTTGTGGCCTAAACTCCGTGATGGACTTCCTCGCTATGGTTTGTTGCAAATTGAATTGCTGAGAAGGTTGTAATATCTTGGACATCCATATTATTTTACAGGAGGCAAATTATAATCTCCTTGTTGTTGAGCATCTCTTGGATTCTGCAACATTGTTAACTCATCGATAGGTAAGTAACCAGCAGGTATGTAGATAGCGTTCATGACATCATCTTGAACAGTATCGTATCTCATTGCTTGTCTTTTTTCGTTAGGTGTAATCCACCATGATTGAGAAAGGATAGCAGATAACTCTTTCATATCCTCTTGCAACTCTGGGAACACGGTAATATCGAAATCGATATAGTAACCTTGTCCAATTTCATTCTCAAAGAATCTATTGAACGCATCACGAATTAAAACTAATTCAGGAAGTACTACTTGCGTAAGCATTTCCTTTTTAGCCTCTTTCATGTTATTGTAAGTCTTGTTATCAGGATCATTAAATAATGCAGAATTAACTCCGTACACATTACACAACTCACGAAGTGTAATCTTCTCTGATTCTAACAACTGAAGGTCAACAGGAGATAATCCCATATTAACCCAACCCAATTTAGCACCTGCAATTAAAATCTTACCAGCATTTTGAATAATGCCTCCTTGCGTTTTAGTTCCGTACTGATTGTAGAAATCTTCTTTTAATTTACCAGCTTGTTCAGGGCCGAAATCATTTGATTCATCTGCATACAAGATACCCTTAGGCCCTTGATTCTGCAACATACCTACAGAGGTATCCTTAGCATCGTTACTGCGTTGAACAGTCCTGTAAGCAGCTTGTAAAGGCGATAGTCCATATAGTTGTTGTCCATTAGTGTTGAAGTAGGGGTTGAAGTATTTTAAGTGGATTACATCTTTAGCATCCAACTGATCCCACCCAACTAATGTGAAAGAGTAGCCTTCAACCCCATTGATAGTACCATCGCTAATGATAGCGACATATTGGGATGGGAGAGTAACAAGTTCAGCGACCTTACCACTAGCTAATCTATTAGCCCATATGTAAGAGTTACCTGTAATAAGTTTATAACCAATGATATTCTCGATGAACTCAGAGAATGATTGGTATGGATTCGGTCTTTCTAATAATTTGTTTAGCGGACTATCAGCAATCTCATCAACTGCTTTAATCCTTACTAACTCCGCACGAGCAATATCTGCTCCGCTTGATGCGTTAGCCATCATAGATTTATAAGTGTTCAAGTCTTTTTTACTCTTAATCTTATAAACATAGAATGGAACTGTAGAGATTGTTTTTGAGATACGCTTGATGATAGAATAGACTTCGCTATTGTTATCGTAATCCTGTACGAACTTGGCATAGTCTAAATTTGGGTAAAGCGTTCTACCGCCTATTAAACCACCAAAATCACCAAATGGGTTATTAAGGTTCGTATTTTTTCTAGGGGCTGCCTTTTGTTTAAAAGGATTAACCGCACTTAGTATGTCCGTTAACTTCACTATATGATATTTTTACAAAAGTAACAAATTTTTAACCTAAACCACCCATCCTCTTTTTGCTTTCGCATATTTTGAGTATATCGCATAACGCATGGCATCCATCAAGTGGTCACGAAACTTAACAGGCTCATCCATTGTGTTGCCATCATGATCCGTTTTCCACTTGTAGTTTTTAATCTCATCTAACAAATCTAAAGATTCTGATTTTATAAACAATGGAAATGATTTCACCTTGTTAATTCCTGCGAACACATCTTTAGTAGCAGACTTTAAATTAAACCCTGCTTTGTTTACCTCGGCTATTGTTTTTGGTTCGGCAGCATCTGCGAATATCTCATCCCTACGAGATAGCCCCATAGACTTTAAGCGGTCTATTAGGAGTGAGGTTGACATCTTGGTATCATATATCAGTTGCTCGACATAAATGTCACCATCGAAGTTCTTACACCTTACAAGAGCAGTCTGGTTGTTATAACCAAAGTCAAGGCCGTAGAAAACATCTCCACCCTCTGGAAAGTTCCTTCTTCTTCTCCAATGGCTATAAATCGTAGCTTCACTAATTGCTCTTTCCCCTAATCCATAAACTCTCCAGTATTCGTGGTCAGCATCCTTTAATCTTTCAATCTCAGCAATAATGGTTTTATCTAAAAACGGATTATCCTTATAGGTCGTGATGGTAAAGTCGGTATCTTCTCTAGGAATAACCTTATCGTAAATCCAAGAGTAATAATCGGAAGGATTGTAGTCAAGTACGATTTTATCCGTAGTTCTTAGGGCTAACTGCATCCAAGATTCGTAGTTAACCTCATTTGCCTCGTTAATAAACAGATAGTGCCTTTTACGACCTCTAATCTTCTGAGGTTGGTCGGTAGATACAAATTCTACCGTATTGCCATTAAGGAAGTATAAGTTCTCCGATTTGTTGTGCTTCTCCTCCGAGTAGAGTTTATACTTCGATAGTATCTCAATAAAATCTCTCATAACCGATCCCTTGATACTTGGTAGGGATGAACGGCAAATTGTTAGGGTTTTCCCTCTTTCTTGCAGAAGTTTAACTATAAACCAGGTAAGCACATTGTAAGTCTTTCCTGACCTCGTACCTCCTTGCATAACAGAGATTCTCTTCTTTGAGTTGTTTAGTACCTCAAAGACAACATTGGTGGTTACTTCCATAGAAATAAATTAAAAATTTTGGTTTGCTCAAGACAAAGCTAATCCTTTTCGTTTTATAGGAAAGTAGGGGATATCCACCATAAAGTGCATTATTTGACACTAATGAGTGCATAATGCGTCATAAAATGCACATTCTGATATGCTTTTGTGCTTTATAAGGCACTTTATCAATCATTCTTGAGCCGATTGTCAATCATTTACGGCTCATTAGTCAAGTTATAGCTTTCCGAAAGGGGTGGTCTTGTCAACTTATAGCTTTACTATTGTATTTATTTGCTTTAAAGTAAAATAATAGCTTTACTATTTTACTTTGAGTAATTTTACTCAGTCGATTGAGTAAAGCAGATTTTTATAATTTAAGTACAACAGGATTTTATAATACAACTATCCTAAAAAATCGGACAGTTCACTATCAAAACTTGCAGAGTTTACATTTTTTGATAATAGGGTAGTATTACTACCGAATTATATTCATTTGCATCTATTTTGTAACATTTTTAACTTTTATATGTTAAAAGATATAACAAGCGCAATTTAAACAATTAACAAATTTTGTTACAAGTCCATATAAATCAGTAACATATATG